AATTCCCGCCATAACCGCAGGCTTTAATCGTGCCATCAGCCATCAGATAAACCCGCGTGTACCAACCGCCCAGACCATTCACCTTGGCGAGCTTCCACACACGGCGGGATGGATCAAGGGATTGATCTCGCCAAGCGGGTTGATTGCCCACCATCTGCAAGACTTGAGCATTACTGCCACGGGCAAGGCGCACAGGAATAGCGCCGTTATGGATGAGTAGATCACCTTCTTGGGAAAGCTGATCCGTACCAGCCGCCATCAAATCCCAATCATCGCCTTGTATAGGCGTAACGGCTGAAACTGTGCGTTTGGCAATATAGCTTGAGCCTTGATAGGAAACGGCATCATGGCGCACATAATTGCCAGCGCTGTTATAAGCTCCGCGCCAGTTAATGCGGATATTGCCCAAATCAATCTGTGTCATGTTTTTATCTCCTGCTTAAATATTGATGATGAGGTGGCCATCCTCATTAACGTTGAAATCCACCCCCGGCAGCGTGATGAACCATGTGTCAAAATCATTGGCGTTGTATGTGCCTTGCCCTGTGATGGCGGTGAGCTTTGAGCCATCGGCGCGCAGGCCGTAAAACACACCAACGGATTCAATCACCTCAAACCCATCTTCGGCCTGTTTGACCGCCAGCAATTTGCCCGCCTGACCGCTAATATTAGTCGGCAGGTTAAGGGCATTTGCTGTTTGCAAGGCCGACTGCGCCAAAGATTGCGTTTCATCCCGATAGATTTCGGTTTGTGATACGGCTTCATTTAATTGGTCAGCCGATGCGCCAAGGTCTGTCAGTCCCGCCTGAATGGTATCTTCCATATCTTTGATGGCTTTGGCGGCGCTTTTGACATTTCCGCCATCGGTCGAAACGGTGGTTTGATCGTCGCCGTGAACGATAGTGTGCAGGAGCTGGCTGTCCGTTTGGACACGCGCCACCGCATCCTGCAGATCGGTCTGCAAGGTCATGATGTCTTCCTTTTGTTAAGTGGTTAATAAAGGCGGAGTGGCAAAGTCTGATGCACAAGAATATGCAGGCCATCACCCACGGTGATAATCCCTTGAGCATCTTCGCTAAGAAGTAAGTTCAGCAACCCTTCATCGAGAACTGGCCGTTCACGAATTTCCAACTCTGACGTCACTTCCCAAAGCGTCCCACCAGCCAACAGCCGTGATGAAAACTGCCGTGTAAAACGTGCTTCTTGTTCTAAAAGACCAAGACCGCCTAGCAAGGTAATGGCAAACCAGCTTGCCCCCTCACGGGCATGCCAGCGATACCAGCCTTCAAAAATGGCATATTGATCCCGCCGCATAATCCAGCGCACCGATACTTTGGTCGGCACATCGGTAAAACGGCGGCGTTGGCGGGCAAGGCCAGCCTCCATCTCGGTGCGTAAAATCGCCTCCCCAGGCTGAACGCCGTACCCTTGCACTGTAGGCAACGGCAATGTTGATGGCCATATAATGTCACTCATTTAACGATAACTCCCCGCCGCAGGATTAAGGCCGTAACGACGCTCCAGCGTTGGCGCTAGTCCTTCGCCGCGTCCGATATTGCGCGATAGATTTCCTTCCACTTCTTCAATAATAATTTTCAAATCCATGTTGCCTGCGCTGTCACGACTAACATCGGCTCTGGCTTGAGCATTGCTGGCATTGTTTTCAACACGTACCGATACATTTACGTTTGGCTTGGATTGCAACGCACCGCCCAGCAGTTTCATCTGCCCTGGCGTAAAGACGGCTTCACCTTGTTTGGCGATAATCGGCACTTCATTACCAACAATACCGCCTGTGTGGAAACGAGGTGCATTAGCAAAGACAGATGGACTCACCGAACGCATGCGTAAATTATCCGCACCGATCACACCGCCAGTATGCGCCGTGGCCGTGGAAGCCGTACCAGTACCAGCGCCTGCGGGCGCACCGAAGATTGAGCCTGCAATATCACCAAGAAAACCACCCAGCGCACCCGCCAGTGGTTTTGTGATGCTGGACTGGATTTGCATTCGCACCATATCGGCGATGATGGAATCCGCCATGGATTTAAAATCCAGTTTACCCGTCGTAACAAAACTGACCAGCGCATCTTCCATGCTTTTAAACATGGAGGTGACACCGCGTTCAGCTTTGCTCGCCATATCGTCGGCTTCATCAATAACGCTTTGCAATCCGCGTTTGATACCATCTTCCCATTTTTTGGAATTTTGCAGATCTTCATCACGAGCTTTGGCGATCATATCGTTATAAACCGCATCAACCTGTGCAGCAAAATCGGCATAGCCTGTCTTGGTGGCATCAAGCCCTGTTAAAGCCTCATTACGCCATTCGCCAGCACGTTTGATGGCCGCCGATAAAGACGTATCCAGCGCATCATATTTCTGGCGCACGTCCTCAACCAGCCGTTCACGTTCTTGCGCTAACTTATTATTTTCACGGACAGTGTCTTGATAATTTTTATCCGCTTCTTGTAATTGATAGATATCACCCACCAGCGACTTAATCTGCTGGGCATACTCTTTTTGCTCATCACTTTGAGCGCCGGTGACATCCAGCCCCAAGCGACGCAACGCCTGATCCTGCTCATTGGCGATCATGGCACGGCGTACTGCGGTTTCGCCTTGATTGCGTGCAGCATTTAGCCGTTGAAGCGCTTGTTCTTCTGCGTGTAATTCCGTGATGCGATCTGTGATGCGTTTTTTATCAGCATCGGATAATTCAGGGATGACTTCCGCAGGGGCTGATGGCGTAGGCGCATCAGGCGCAGTGGTCTTGGCTTTTGGATTTCGCAATTCATCCAGCGCAGCAGCGGCTTTTTTAGCGGCGCGTTCTGCCGCGAGTAACGCAAACACCTGTTGTTGCACTTCCTCGGCTTGTTCACCGAAATCAGGATATTTGGTTGCCAGTTTGAATAACGCTTCCGAATACTCTGTCGCTGATAGCTTACCCTGATTAAAGGCTTGGCGAATTTGGTAGAGTTCGTTTTGAAGCGGTTTACCAAAACGGCTGAACTGATCCCAAAACCCACCAATGCCACCGAACTTTAATTCCTTTTGCAGGTCGATGATGTTTTCTTTGGCTGTTTCCAGTTGCTTGGTGAAACGGTAAACGCTCTCACTTTCACTCAATGCCTCGCTTAGGTCCGATGCAGCCTCGGCAGTTTTGCCAAGTTCTTCTTTGATCTCCTTAAGTTCGGTTGCATGATCACGGGCGGCTTTTGCCGCAGCATCGTGACCGGATGCCAGTTTCAAAACGGCAATGCCTGCCAACACGGCAAGTCCCACGGGGCCACCCACCAACATCAAGGCCGAGCGGAATCCCACCATTGCCAATGTTGCCAGTTTAGTTGCAGCTTCCACCGCCACAAGACGGATGGCAAAGGCTGTTGAAATGCTGTTGGCCATGTGCAGACCAACAATCAATCCCGCATTGCCTGCAATGGATGCATTAAGAAGCGTTACTGCACCCGCAACTGTGCGGGCAATCACCAGTCCACCAATAGCCGTGACAGCCAAATCGGCATTCTCTATTAAAAACGCAAGGCCTTCCGCTGCTGTGGCAATCGCAGAGCCTAATGTTTGCCCTAATTCTCGCGCGGCATCCACGACCGCAGGGTCTTCGAGTGTTGCAGTCAGGGTGCGGTAACCTTGTGTGACACCATCCAAAAAGCCGGATGCGGCGATAGTGCGTTCAATCTCTAAAATAGAATTATTAAAACGGTTCATTTCCGCGCGCGCCGTCATCAATGCGGCTGGCACACCATCGGAGAATGTCTTGCGAATTTCAGCGGCAAATTTTGGCAGAAAGTCTTCGGCAATAACCTGACCTTGTTCCAGCATTTTATCCAGCTCTGCCGTAGTAATGCCCATACCGCGCGCGGCAAGCTGGAATGCACCGTAAAGACGCTCACCCAATTGTCCGCGCAGTTCTTCGGCCTGAACCTTACCCTTGGACATGATTTGTCCGATGGCTCTCAGCGCACCATTGGTTTGATCAACAGAAAGCTGAAGCACGGTCGAGGCTTCGGCAATGGCGGTGAAGATCTGGCGTGTACCATCGCCCGCAAGCTCAGTTCCTTTGGCGGCGGCGGCAATCTGCATATAGGATTGCGCGGTTTCCAAAAGATTTAAGCCCAAGCGTTCGGCTTGTTCTTCAAGGAATTTCATTTCCTCACGCGCACCAGCGCTTGAGCCTGTGATGGTTTCCAGCGCCGTGCCTAACCCCTGAAACGCCATACCAGTTTCATTAACCGAGCGCACAGACGAAATAATACCGGAAATCCCTGCATAAGCCGCCACAAGTCCAGCGGCTTGGCGAAACACATTATTCAAGGCGCGTGCGGTTGTATCAACGGCCTTCAAACCAACACTAGCAGGCTTGGTCGAACGCTCAATACGCTCAAAAGCCTGCTCACCGGTGCGCCCGATGCGAGAAAAGGTATCCTCAACCTTTTTCCCGTCCACCACGGCAAGGCGGATCGACATGTTTTTAGTCTTTGCCAATTCTTACAAATCCTTTAAATTTGAATTAACTGATAAAAATGAAAGCGCATGCCTGAATGGAAGACCTCAGACAAGAAATCGAAGCCATAAAAGAACGAAACAAAAGAGTCGAAGCTGATAAAGCATGGGAAACCAGCACTTTCAGAAAAGTATCTATTGTTCTGGTAACTTACTGTTTAGCAACATTACTTATGTGGGTAATAGGAGTTGATAAACCCTATATTTCTGCTCTTATTCCTACTTTAGGCTTTTTCCTTTCAACGCTTTCATTAGGTTTTCTTAAACAGTTTTGGAAAACTCGAATTTACGATAAATAATTCCTACTCCTTATGAGCCATTAAGGCTTTGGTGATACCGGTTGATAATGCGGGCAACAGCTCTCCCATCACGGCCATGTCATAACCCAGCGCGGATGCGAGGCTTAAGGCTTCGGATAGAGGAAAGCTGTTTCTGATTTGCGGGGATATGCGAACGGCAATATCCCAGGCTTGAAAACCCTCTAGGCTTTCGGGGGCGTTTTCTTCGAACGGGCAGTCTTCGCATGTTCGGGGGCAGTTCCCGCAATATCCTGCGCCGTCTCCGAAGTGCCATTCGGCGCGACGCTCAAGTCTTTTTTTTCAGCTTCAATCAACTCCCGCACGCCTGTGTATTGCTGGGAAAAGCTGGCGGCGATTGACCAAAACCCTGTCATGAGTTCATCGATCTTTTCAGGGGTAACGGGGGCTTTTGCGTCACCTTTCGATTCCAAAATACCTTCCCAATCAATAATGGCGGCGCGTGCAAGACCGCGTGCCAGATATTCCTCGGCCAGCGCTTCACGGATTTCTGGATTTTCAACATCAGGGAGATCGTCAACAGATGCGCCAATTTCTTTTCGCTTGCGGTATTCTGCGCCAAGCTCCGTCAGGCGCTTGTTCATAAAGGCGCGCGCGGCATAGAAAATCGGGCTGGTGCATGGGCGCACTTTTACTTTCACGCCCAAACCCAGTTCAAGCCAATAGGCTTCTGTTTGGATATTGAGTTTTAACATTAATAACTCTCCACATCGTTGATAAGGGTGATTGTGACCATGTTTCCCAACACGGCATCTTTTGCGCCTTGATAATCGTAAGACGCTTCAATTCCATTTGGCCCCGAAATGGAGCGTTTCGGTTTCGGCAAATAAACCTCGTGGCACTCAATGACCAGCTGACGATTGGCATCGATGATGTAAGACAATTCCAGATCAATCGGTGTGCCGGCACGCGCCGCATCCATCAATGTGGTATCGGCATAGCGCACGGTGATATTTCCACTTAAAGAAGCAACGCCCGGGTCAACGCCATCGATCTTGCCGTCATCACGTATTGTTTCGATACGCTCCAGATTGTTGCTATATGTAAGCGCCGCAGACGTCACATTCCCCAGCGCTTGACCACCTTGTTTGACCGAGCCTTGGAATTGCGAAAACCGTGTGTAATCGGCTTGGCTTGGATTGGCATCACGCGTGACTGTTTGCGGTGTTTCACCTTGACCGATCAAGCCAACGGTGATTTGTGCTTCACCAGATCTAGCAAAATTAAAGGCGATGCTATTGGCACGCACGCCTGTAAATAGAGGGAAGTCAGGAATTTCAGGCAAGCCAACTTCCACCGCAATACTAGGCAACGTGATCGCCCCCGATTTAAATTCATGGGTATAAGGATCATCACCTGTGGTGGTTGGTGCGCCAAACATGGCTTTGAGCCACAAACCGATATTGCGAAGATCAATCGGCACAACAACATCGCCATCCACGTTGATCACATCCTGAAACGGCGCAGTCGGATCACGACCTAGCCCCAGAACATTGGATTCAATCAAACCTTGCGCCGAGTCCAAATCAGACGACACAAAGGGGATGACATGAAAAGCCCCCGCATTCGGGGGTGTTCCATAGGTGGTTTCAAAACCAAGTAACATGCGGGCATTCCACCCGTAAGCGCGTGACATATTTTAGTCCTCCTTTATTGAAGTGGGTTAAGCGTTGTGTATTCAAGTGTGATCGGCACGACTGCTGCTTTAATGGCGGGCGCACCGTCCACGGTTTCGGTTAAAAATTCAGGCGAGCCGATGGACATGTAATCCACCGCACCTGAGAGCGTTGCATCAGCGCCGAGAACATCACCCAGCGCCACCAGCAATGCATCCAATGCCGCATCACGTTCATCGGGTTTTGGCTTTTGCACCAGCACCTCCAGTTCCGCGACATGGGCATAGTGATACCTGGTTGGGGATAGTGTGATTTCTGGCTCTCCCGCATCACCATCACGCAGAATGAGTAATCCCGATGTTGGGATTTTGGTGGGTAATGGCTCATTCCTTAAAACGGCAATGCCGTTCATCCCATTTTGCA